CGGCCTCCGGGACGAACTGTAACACTCCAGCTTGCAGTCCCCATGCTTTACGCATTCCCAGCAGCACACCCGGCTACAGTCTTCCCCGGTGCCTGGGATAAGTTTATGGGCTTCCTCCAGGGTGCACTCAAACTCTGGCCTATGGATACACCTCCCTGTTTTCTCTGATTGTTCCTGTTGCGATATCGCAATGGTTTCCTTCCCAGAATCCGGTTCATCCTGTGGTAGAAGGTCCTCCGCGGATATGGTATAGGTCTGTTTTTCAGGACTGCCGGCCACCATCTCTTTCCTGGCTTGGGCAGCTGCTGCTACATCTTCCGGTTCCACGCCGGGTAAGTCCGTCAGTTCAATCTGGCCAGGAATGGCAATGTAGGGTATTTCCTTGGGTTTCTTCATCTCCCGTATCTGTACCACTGTCATGTCCGGGGTGACTTTCTCCAGCTGCTCCGCGTCCAGGCTTAACATCTCCTGGAGTTGGGATTTATTGAAATCCTTGTATTTATCATCCAGGATTGGGCTGTTCCCGTTGACCGAAAACTTATCATTCCGCGTCATGTACCTGGATGTGGTCGAAGCACTGAAACCGAACCGGTCTTTCGCATATTCGCATATATCCTTGTACCCAGCCTCCTTAAACAGTTCATTCCTGTTCACACATTTGAGATAATAGCCAATTGCTATCACGCTCCTGGCCGCTGACTTAAGGTTGGCCTGTATGTAGATTTCAGCATCCTCCAGGCTGACCCCCTCATACCATTTCTGTGCCGCTGGGGCTGTCTTCTCCACGGCGCCGGTTACCAGTTCCTCCATGTCCTTTCCTCCCCTCAATTTTTGTGTATCTATACCCAGGTACCGTGATGGTCCTGGGACATTCGTCAATGTAATTAATCAGACCAGCTGCCCGCATATCCCGTAAGTGGTTGAATATCGTAGATGTCGATGTATATCCTACCCCTTCCGATATCTCCCTGGTTGTAGGTGGGTATCCATGGTCCAGCATATAACCGGTTATGTAGTCAAGTATCTTCCGGTGTGTTTCCTTCATTCCCTGCTCCTTCCCCGGCCCACTCCCTCACCTGCTTTAGCATCAGGGCATCATAGTCCGTATCCCTCTGGTCAAAATTGTGGAACTGGTTCTTTGGATTTACAGCGCTATCCTTGACTGGCCGTTTCTTTTTCAACGGATATACCCCAGTCCAATTGTTCATGATGCTCTGGTCTAGGATTGCAATACGTTCCTTAGCATCACACCCTATACGTCCCAGTTCCTTCTTTATCAGCTCTGCCCCGTTAGCTGTCAACGGTTTATTGATATCCTTCCGGAACCCCACGAACCGGGTAAAGGCCGCATCCAGGCTTTCCTCCGCGGGAATATCCGGCTCTCTTTTATATAAGATTTCTTTTCTTTTACTTTCCTTTTCTTTTACCTGCATTTCCTCCGAAGATTTGCTTATTTCCTCCGCGGAAATTCCGTTTTCATCGGAATCAATTGGAAAAATGGGTGTATTTAATAAAGGTTCCCCGTTTTCATCAAGCAACCAGTATTGCGTACTATAGAGCCGTCTCTTCATCAGCTTCACAGCTATCATGTGGTAGCGTTTTTGAATCCCAACAGAGGTGATAATATTCTGCAGCATGAGGTCTTTATCGAAAAGTCCTAAATCAGCACAGTAATCTATCACTTGCACAACGGCCTTTTGGCTTTTAATCCACTTGTTTCCAATCTTTCGGATGACCATCTTGGATAGCTTGTCTTTCGATAGATTCGCATAATAGCCATTTGAGTAGACGATTGACAGCATACAGTCATATACGGTGACTCCCAGTGGGCCATATTCGTCCAGCAAATCAAATATCTTATCATCCTCATAGAAATTGACAACCTTCGGGAAGTAGTCCAGGTCCTTCCTGCAGTCCCTGCCCAGGAAAACCACCACCTTCCACTTAAAAAGGACGGGGCGGCGGCCAGAAAGTCCATTGTTGGCCGCCCCTTGTGACACCTCCGGCATCCAATACCGTGACATATCAGCCTGTCCAGAGGAGGTAAAACACCTTATTATCCTATGATTGTGATACGACTGCTGATTGCCTCGGGCATTTCCATGATGGCATCCGCAAAGTATTTCTTGATGTTCGCAACTGCTTCGTTCTTCCAGATGCCATTCTCCGCCTCAACAATCATGAAGGCAGGCTCATCCTTATCCCCAATCCTGAACACAAACTTGCTGGCAGGCTGCGCCACCTCCTGGAAGGTACGGTAAGGTATCAGCGTTACCGGATTGGGGACTATCACATCAGCCTTGGCAGCCACCCCCACGGTCATGGTCGCAACCTGGGACACGCCGTCATCCGAATAGGACTGCTTGTTTTTACGTTCCACGTTCCCGGCTACCTTCATAATCAACTCCAAATCAGCACTTGGCTGGAAGTTGGCCTGTATCTCAATCATGAACCTCTCCTGGTCGTACCAATGGCCAAACTGGAACTCGGAAGTCACCGCACCCACCTCAATCAGGCACTCCCTGTTACGCTCCGCATCCAGGGAGGACATCAGACGCACACGCTTCGGCCCCATGATATGTATGATCATATCCCTTCCTTTTGGGAACTCCTGGCTACAGCTGCCTATGTAATCCACCATGGATGACAGGCTGTGGGTTTCGATTGCTTCTGCCCTCTCTGGTACATCATACCGTTTCAGGCTCTTGTTGGCATAGGTCCTGCCACATATCTCAATTACCTCAGTCTTCTCGTTTTCACGTGCCAGTTCCTCCACATGTTCCAGCGCTTCTCTTAATCCTTCCATCATCATACTTATCTCCTTTTCTTTTTATTGGTTAGCCGCTGCCCTTAAATCAATAGGGCCTTTGCGGGGTTCCTCATAAATCTCGCCGGTTTCTGGGTCAAATGTCTGCGCCGGTTGCCGTACTTCTGTATACGCCGCGGCTGGTGACGCTGCAACAGATGTTACCTGGGGGCGGTCACTTCCATACTCTGACATCTCTATACGCCCTGTGTTGATATCCTGTCCCACCAGGAATACCGTTTCTGATTTCTGGAACCCGGCCAGCTTGGTCTTGACCTCAAACCTGATATCAATCACTCCATTGGACTTCGGCTTGAAATTTAGATTGATGGTCATCCCCCTGGCCGCCTCCGGGTCCATGTTAGGGTCAAGGATATTCCGGCCTATCTGGGCTAGGGCCATAGTGAACTTCTCAGCCAGCTCACCATTCCCAATACTGTCAAATGTGATTGCCACTTACTCACCTCCTCTTTTACATATATCTATCAACCAATCCTGCGATATCATAGTCCCTTTCCTGACCCCAAACATCCCAGAAATCAATTGTCCTTGAAACAGGACGCTCCCTTGCCAGCTCCACTTTGATTTTGAGTGGTATTGGGACAGCGTCACCAACAATCAGCACCTCGCCTGGGTTAAACATCGTAACAGAATCAATTATCTTGTCGTCCCCATCCGGCAGCATCCCTTTAATCAAAGCCTTGTCATTCTCATTGTTTAGCTTTCCGATAATCATGTTGGCACACTGGGCAACAATGGTCTTATTCAGCTCTGATGGCCTCTGTGTTGCCGGGAAAAGCGTGATGCCGAACTTACGTCCCTCCTTGGCAATGTCCTCAAACACTTCCACCATCCGTCTCTGGCTGGCTGTCAGCTGGAAGTTATCCGGTATATAGACATGGGCCTCGTCACATACAATGGTCACCGGACGGATGCTGTCCATGTCCTGCTGACGCTGGATATCAAATATAAGCCGTGAGATGACCCCTATGATTGGCAGGGCTACGTCATGTGGAACTGCCGACAGGTCAATGTTCTTGACTGGTTTATCCGCTCCCAGGACAGCTTCCATCACTTCATAGAGGTAGCCCTGCGGCTTCTCCACGAACAGGAAGCTGTACCGGCTGTCCATCATCCGGTCCTTCAGCAGGTTCACCGTACTGGTAAGTTTCCCGTTGTACTCACCTTTGGTCGTCTTAGCCATCCCGGCCTTATCCCCGGTCTTGTAGAACTCCCCTGTCATGGACACCTGGTTGTCCAGGCTTTCCATTTCATCAATTAATCCCTGATAGCTGAAATACACCGGCTTATTCTCCTTCCCATCCGGGCATACCCTGTAATATGCCTTGCGGAGCGCCGTCATCACCGTGGTGGCGCTCTCCTCGCGGATTTTAAGGATATTAGCCACGATGTCGTTAAACCCAAACATCCAAATCGGGAATGGGGAGTCCTCCCCGATGCGGATATTGGATGCATAAGACAGCTGGCTATACTCCCCATGGATATCAAACACAACCAGGTTAGCCCCTGGGAGCCTTGCGGCTTCTTCCAGTATCTTAGCCACGGTCTCCGACTTGCCGGCACCAGTATTCCCCACGATACAGGAATGGCGCTGGAAAAACTTATTGCCGTCCACAACCGCGTCACAGGGGTAGGCAGCATAGGAACCAATACGGAACCCTCCCCGGCCACGACCCAGCATATCCTCAAATTCCCTAATCCCGATACGGCAGATACTGACATTCGTTGTTGGGTATGCGTCTATGGCCTTTAAGAAACGCCCGTCCTTTAGGCTGCCGATGATGGTACAGTCAATACTCTTGATCCCGGTTATCTCCCCCAGGAAATCCTCCTCCCCAATCCGTTCCTCCGGATCAGTGTCGGTCAGCCCTGTTACCATGGTCACAAGGCTCACCTCCCCATCAGACACAGATAAAAGGTCATTGATGCGGATATCCCGGAACTCTGACAGGTTTGTCCTTATCTGGACGCTGTCACTTAATATTTTTACAAGTTTCATTTATTCCTCCCTTACAGTTCCAAAAGCTCGTTATAGTTACGGATGGATGCCGCCTTCACGGATTTACAGTAATCACACCTGCCGCAATACATCGGCGGTACCAGGCCCTTTTTTACATCACTGAAGCGTTCTATGTTTCCGATGATTTCAGTCCGGGCCATATCCAGCGTTGACTGGGGGATTTGGAATATATCCAGGTCCGTCACCCGCTCCTTGGTCGCTACCGCCAGATAAAACGGCAGGCGCTCCCCGGTCACAACCTCAACCCCTGCCTGATAGACAGCCCCCTGCAGGTCATACCTCCAAAGCGGCAGGCTCTTAAAGTTCGCCACCACTTTAAGGTCCGTGATGCAGATGCCTTCCAAATAGCTGTCCATTTTCATCTTCCAGGCGATATCCGGGAATGCCTCAAAGGTCATGATCCGCTGCTTTTCCCCGCTCATAAACCGCATAAACAACGGGTCTGACTTTATCCGGCCAATAATCTCATTGGCCTTGCGGAACTCACTTTTCAGTTCATTTTTCCGTGTAAACAGAGCCGGGTTATCCTGCATGAACTGCTGCAGGGCTCCCTCGAAGTAGGAATCCACAAAGGAGCCGACCAGCAGCGCCCTGGTGATGGGCTGCTGGTATTCCCCGCGTATCTTTGCCAGGGCCATTGCCTCACATTTGACAAAATCCTTGTATTGGGACACTGAAAAGTACTGCTCATTGGCTTCCTGGCTGTAATAATTCTCGGATGTCAGTTCCATAACTTCCCCCCCTATTTAAACCTCGGCTCCTGAGTTTCATCCGGAACGAAGGACGGGTCCAGATCCTGCTGCTGGGCCTGCCCTGTTTCCCGGGCACTGTCACCTGCAGGCCTTCCTGTTCCTACCGGCTGGGATTCTGACTTCCTGGCTTTCCCTTTCCTATCCTTCCCGGCCTCTTCCTTTCCCTCGAACGGATTCCTATTGATTTCGGATTCATCTACAGCCGGCGCTATGTCAAAATAATCTTCACGGTCTGCCATACCATCACGCAGGGACATGTATACTTTTTTCAGGCGGATTAGGTTCTGCATGGTAAAACTCTCTATTTTGCATCCCATGAACTTCTCCAGCATTGCCACTGTCACGCCGTATTCCCTTTCAAACGTGCCAGCAATCGCGCGGACTGTATCTTCCAGGGGCTCCCCGTTCTCACCCGCCAGCGTTTTCCCACACTGTGCAACCGCAGCCTCAATCACATCCCCGGGGATAATGCCCAGGATGCACGCCCTGAGCCTGCGGGCTCCATAATTTGCTACCTGTTCGTAAATGTCCCGCGGCGCGGTAAGGGGGACATTGCCGTTCTTTTTTGATTCCCTGACATGCGGCACGGAGAAAATCTTTGCCTGTCGGGTATTTGTTTCCAAATCCCAAGCATAGGCCATGACCTGGCTTTCCCCGTTTCTTTGCTCCAGCTCAATGATCCCAAAATCAATATTCCCCCAGTTCTGGGCCATTGCCTCCGCCAGACGGATGGATGGCCCAGTCACACGCTCACCGCCACGGGGGTATTCGTACATAGACTTTTCTGCCAGACCCTTACGCTGGCAGGCCTTCATGATGCGGTTGAAACTTTCAAACTCATTTCGCGGGAACTTCTTGGCAATCACCATGGCCGCCTGTACTTCCTGGGCCTGACGGCTTACTACCATTTCCGTTATTGTTCCGCGTGGCGCTGCCACAGCATTGTTCTCAAAAATATTTGCAATCTGTTCCATAAATCATTCCTCCTTAATCCGGTTCCCGGAGTAATACCACTCCACCAGCATCTGCTTAAATTCCTCCTGCTCCTCTACGGTCCCTTCCAGGCATCTTTCCAACGCATATGTATAGGCCTTCCCTTCTTCCACAACCTTATCAACCTCAGGTCCTATCCCTCTGTAATACATTCCGTATCACCTTCTCTTGCCATAATCCTCCCGCAGTAGGGACACGGTGTAATCTCCCCCAATAGGGACCAGGTCCGAAACCCACAGCTACAGTTAAGTACAAAAAAAGGTGCCGTAATCTTTACCTGGCTGTCTGGGTACCGCTCTGGCCGGGGCATCACATCTTCTCCTTTTCCGCCAGGATTTC